CAAGCTAACTCCGGCAGTTCATGATGCGATCGTGGCTTCGGTGCGAAACGGCAACTACATAGGCACGGCAGCTAAAGCTGCTGGGGTAGGCAGGAGTACGGTTACTGCATGGAAGCGAAAGAGCGAGTCTGGAATTGAGCCATACGCCGGGCTATTTAGGGAGCTGGAAGATGTCTCTGCTAAAGCAGAGGAAGAATCGGTGCGGGAAATACGGAGTAACCCAGACTGGAGAGCTAAGGCTTGGTGGTTAGAGCGTGGGCCTAGCCGTGAAGCATGGCGCCCAGACGCGGGCTCTACCGCAGCCGATGCTGTCGTCGGCTTATTGGACGCCCTGAGATCAAGGGCTTCCGAAGCCCTACCCGCGCACACGGCTGAGGATGAACAACCACAAGACTAGCCATAGGCTAGGGTACATGCCATAGTCATACCATAGGTATGTATGGGTTGCCCTTGCCTTCAGTGGGGGACTAGGCTGGGTGGAAGTGTGCGGCGGGGTGGTGGGTGTGTGTGGGTGGGGGCGTGGGTGGTGACGTAGGCGGAGGAGGAGGTGGTGTTGGGCGTAGGTGTTGTCGGGGGTGGGGGTGAGGTTCGTCGTTGGTGGCATTAGTAGTTATAGGGGGACCCTACTATATTTACTTCCCGCTTTACTCCTATGCTTACCCTCTGCTGTCCTATGTCCTGCTAAGATAGACATTGCCTGGGGCCGTTTAGTTAACCAAGGACATTCGTCATGGCTAGAAATAAGAACAAGCAAGAAGCTATCGTAGACTTAGCTAATCCTACTGAAGTAGCTAAAGCTGCCCTAGCGGCTACCAAGGCAGGCGTACGAGGATTAGAGTCTCGTAATAAAGCTGCTAAGGCTGCCCGAGTGCTTAGGGCATTACAAGCAAGCGAGTAATTAAATGATCCTGGTCGAACAACAGTCAGTGGCTTTACGTGAGCTTAAGACCCAGCTGAGGGAGCTTGTTCGTGTCAGGGACTCTCAACAGCATCAAGGCGACAAGAGGACGTTGTTGCTGGTGATGATTACTCAGCTAGTCCAACAGATCTCTAGCCTTGAGCAGCCTACAGGTGCTTCATAAACCCTGATGAAATGAAGGAAAAAGGAAGCTATTAACTAGCGCTTTTTCCTGTACTTGCTTTTGTGTCAAGGGCTGGATTATACTTTCTGGCAGGGTCCTAGTGCTGCTGGCTAGCGGTTAGACAAACGGCCTTTTAAGGGCCTAATGTCTACTTCCTCTAGCCAGGGTTCTTAGTGGATAGTGTTGCTACGGCCGTGCGAGGCTTACACCTACTTACTGTACAAATGTCTAGTCCAACCGGACAAATGTCCACTTAGGTATACCGGACGACTTAACCATGAGCGCTACCAAGACCCTTCGTATATATTTTGATCCCGAGTCAGACGCGAACTTCTCGTCTACGGCTGTCATGAACCAGCTAGCCACCCAGGCCACTCATGCGTTGCGACGTATTAAGCCCGACTTCCGTTGGAGTACCGCAGACGTCAACGTCTATTACTATCCGGGAGGCCTCGAAGATGATCCTCGTCATGGCGAGTACCAACGAGGCGAAGGCTTTTACGCTGATATAAGTGTTGCTGTTTAAGATCCCTTAGTATTACAATGTAGTACATGGAAGTATCAACAGAAAACGGCCGGGTAGTCCTAAGCGTCAGCTTTAATAGCGACGAATGGCGTAAGCTTCAAGAGCAAATGGATGCGTCAGGGGCTAACCGCACGCCTAAGACGCACGTAAGCACTTACGTAAAGCAACAGATCTTCGGAAAGAGCTAACCATGCCCAAAGTAGGAAAAAAGAAGTTCCCTTACACGCCGAAAGGCAAAGAGGCCGCTAAGAAAGCAGCCAAGGCAGCGATGAAGAAGAAGTAATATGGCAACTGGGCACGACACTACCAGCGTGGAACGAAACATCTTCGTGACAGCGCCCAGAAGTACCGACCGCAGACAGACAGAGTTCGCAGAAGTCACCGGGCGCTTCAAGCTTTTAAGCAAGGCCTACATAGGCAGCGTGAAGTGTCGTGAAGAGATCGATGTCACTAAAGACACGATCACGATTTCCCACAACTTCGACGAGAAGACTGCGATCGCTCGTCAGGCAAGCCTCAGGTCTACGCTAAGTAACCTCGACTTGTTCAGAGAACGGGCGGCTGCGGTAATATATGCTCTGAGTGTTCTCAGCATCGACATTGACGACAATGACGGTGTAACCATTAGTGATGCAGCGATTGACAGCGTGGACGTCGACCTTATGGAAGACGAAAAGCTTAGGGGAGCGTCTGTCGTTACGAAGGTAACCCTGACGTATGCTGCTAGTTCAAGATCGGAAGAATCTTCTAGGATCGATTAAGGATTTAGAAGGTGTCCCTGTACATACCTGGCCGGAACAAGATGAAATCCTGGCTCACCCAGCGCGTGTCCAACTCGTTGCCGGTGGGGAACGTGCGGGTAAATCTTTCCTTGGAGCGCTTAAAGTCATCAATCACCTTGACGAGTACCGTCGAGGTGATGTGGTATGGCTCGTCGCCAGAGACTATGAACGAACCAGAGCAGAGTGGAATTATCTGCTTAATATGCTTGGCCAACTTGGCCTCGTTGTCAGGTCATCCAAGCGGATCGACCCTGGTGTTATGGTCGTTAGCTGTGGCTCCGCAGCCAGTCCTCAAGATACGTTTGAGATCAAAACAAAGTCCGCAAACGATTATCGAACCCTCGCTATGGAAGCTCCTCGGGGGATTGTTGCGTGCGAAGCCTCTCAGCTTGACCACGATAGCTATCTTAGATTACGAGGTCGTATCGCAGAAAAGCGAGGGTGGCTATTCATGGAAGGGACATTCGAGATGTCTCTTGGTTGGTACCCATCCCAGTGGGAACAGTGGCAGTCGTACCCCAACGCAACCGATTCTCGATCCTTCAGCCTTCCCTCATGGACCAATCAACGTGTTTACCCCGGCGGACGCGATGACCCAGAAATCCTAGCGCTTGAGCTTATTCATAGCGAGAACTGGTTCAACGAGCGAATAGCCGGAGTGCCTGCTCCACCTAAGGGGCTAGTGCACCCACTGTTCAAAACAGGGATTCATGTCGACCCGACACTTGAATACATTCCGGGCGAACCTGTTCACCTATGGGTCGATCCTGGGTATTCACAAATTACGCAATCAGCGTACGCAGTCGAAGCAGTCCAGATTATTAACGGGCAAGTCCGTGTCTTCGACGAGGTGTACATGCGTGGGAACGACTCGGGCTCGATTACTACCGAAGACGTTATCGATCGGGCAAGATCTAATAACTGGTGGAAGGACGTCAAGCATGGTGTCATTGACGTTGCTGCCAAAGCTCAGTCTGAGCGCCGACCGCTAGACGTTTGGATGCAATACGGCGGCCTGTACATGGCTACCGACCAGAACCGTGTTGATATAACATCGGGCATCGAGCGCTACAACACGTTCCTGAAACAGGACGCTGTTACCCAAGAACCACACATGGTCTTCTCCGAGAAGTGCCGTGGGGCGTTGTCTGAAATGGGTGGGGCCACGAACCCGTTTGACGACCAGGTTCACGTGTACTCGTGGAAGACAGACAGAGAAGGCAACGTGGTAGGCAAGGTGCCTAGAGATGCCTTTAACCATGCTGTAAAGGCCATCACGTATGGGTTAGTATCTAATTATGGTGTGACCAAAATGACGCTGGGGTCCAAGAAGATCAAGACAAAGCGGTGGGTTTAGATGGCTAAGATCGATGAACTGCGTACAAAGATGCAGGACATGTGGGACTCTAACGGTTTCGTAAACCGCCGTACCCGCATGGAAGAGGATTTCAACCTCTACTCACTTAAGCCTTTTGACGCCGGAGACGGCTACCAGTCGTATACGTCTAACCAGCCGAAGGTAGTTGCTGACAAGATCATCAGTTGGATGAACGATTCGCGAATGATCGTGAGCGCACCTCTTAGTCAACGAAGCTCAGAGAAAGACGCTGGCGACTCGAAAGAGAAGTACATAGTCGGCGCTATGAATATGGCGGACAACCGCCTAATCGCCCGAGGTATGCTGTCGGTTAAGAGCCAGATGGCAGCGCACATAGTTCTTCGTGGATGGTTCGCAGGCAGGGCAGTCCTCAACAAACGCAAGGACAGGACCTATGTGGATATCACCCCTTTTGATCCCCTTCGTGTTGTATTTGAGCAGGACGAAGAGGGCATTGTATGGCTTGCTTATCGCACCCTTCGGTCATCGGCATCAATCAAACAGCTTTACAAAGTCGATATCGAAGAACCCACTAACTCCGAGTATGACGACGAGTTCGGTGTCCCCGTGTGGGACTACTATGACCGTGAGCAACATGCGATTCTCATTGATGGACAGGCTCCAAAATGGGGTAAAAAGCCTCTTCCGCACGGAGTCGAGAACACCGATGGAGAAGGGGTTGCTCCAGTCTTTATCGGACCAGTGGGTATTGTCCCTTGGATGCAAGGTGTCCACGGCGACAAAGACCAGACCTCTGACTACGGCGAGTCAGTCTTCTCCGCTAACCGTCAACTCTACGAAGAGTTCAACTTCGTCATGTCTTCTACCAAGACGCTAGTACGTCGTGGTGTAAGGCAGCCTTATATCGTTGAGTCCCCTGACGGGACACAGACCCTAGACACAGATCCGTGGCGAGATGGTACGGAAGTACCTTTGCCGGTGGGAACTAAGATCTTACCTATGCCTGAAATGAGGATGCCAGCCGACACTGGTGACTTCAATAGTCTCGTATCCGGCGAACTACAAAGGGGTGGTCTATCTAACGTGCACATGGGAGAGTTACCGTTCGCGATCTCAGGCTACGCAGCAAACGTAGTACGTGAAGGTAGTGCTCATCAGCTTGAGCCGAGGCTTAAGTCTCTAGGAAGCGCGTTCACCCAGATCGGTGAGCTACTAACGCTTCAGTACATTTCGAACAAGTTCGGCAAGTTGACATTAGCAGGCAGGCTTAACGACCTGACCGACCAGTTTGACGAAGAGATCCAGCCTGAGAAGGTTGAAGAGGGTGGCCGGGTAACGGTCAACTTCAAGCCAAACTCAGGACTCGAAGATCCACAGAAGATCGCTACAGCGCAAATGCTGCGCGAGGGCGACAACCCACTGGCACCGGACGACTGGATCTGGGAGAACATCCTTGAGGTCTCTGACACTGAACAGTTCCGCACAGCTATTCAGGCCCAGAAGGCAAACAACGGCGACCCTAAGGTTCAGCTTATGAACATGATTACGGCGTTGCTTAAGACCGGTGAAGACAACAAGGCGATGATCTACATTGACCTGCTGATGAAAACCGTCGAGCAGGAAAAGATGACCGAGCAGTTACAGCAAGCTCAGATGATGCAGGCTGCTCAACCACAAGGGCAACTAGGGCCGGGTGGCGGACAAGAGTCCGCACCTGATAGTCTAGGGATGCCTGGGGGCGGTGGTATTAACGCGCAACTAGGACCAGATCAAGTTCAACAGGCTGCACCTGGGGAAGCTGGTGGTCCATCAATAGAAGCGGTTCTTTCCGCTATAGGCTTAAGTGAACAAGGACCTCAGTAATGGCTAAAATATGGGCCTTCACAGACCCCGCACTTGGACTCTTTTATGTTCGTGCTAATGACGAAGTTAATGCGTCGCAGACCGCAGCTAACGCCACTAGAGATCCTGCAACTGGCTCAACGCAAGTTGCCGCTTATCGTGCACCAGACGGTAGCTACAGCTTTATAAAAGACATCGATGACATGCAGGCGGGCGCTCAACTATATGACGCCCGAAACGGCACCGCTAAGTGGATTGGTAACTGGAAGAAGTCTTCTTACTCTGACTGGTTTAAAGACACAGGGAACTACAAGTTCACTTACGAGGACACTACCTCTAACGAAGCTCAGGGTCCTAATGCCGGTAAAGACAAGATTAATTTTTCACCGCTTGCCGATGGTAATACCGACTACGAAGGGCCGCTAGTCCCGCCCGATAATTCCTTTGACCTTGTTGACCCTGTAGCAGGGTTCCTAAGAGGCCTAGGCTTTGATTTCAACCAGTCTGCAGGCAGGGCTAGGGACTTCCAGCAAGGTCAAGGCGCTCTCGGGGCCGGGACTTATGCCGCCCAGCAAGCAGCGGATTTCTTCGCTGACGATATTCCCGGCGGAGGGCCTCAGAGCAAAGAGCAATTTGGTGGAGATCTTGCCTTACAGAACCCTGGAAACGCTTTCGGTGGTATCGGTGGAAGGGCGCTCCAGAACACAGAGTTCCTATCAGGGCTTGGTGTCGACAGGACAGGCAACGCTCAAGCGGATTTCTTTAACCCGTTTTCTGCACCTAACTCTGGCCAATCTAACGATCTTGCAAATCTTCTTACGGCCGCCTTTCAAGGCGCCGGAGTCTCATCGCTTTACAACAAAGGCGTGAACTCAAGTGACATTGCAAGGATGTTTACTACGTTTGCGGGACAGAACCCTGGCATCGGCAACGTCGGTGAAGGACTTGACCAGAACTTCCTGAGCTATGCAGCCGACAACCTTGGACTCTCGCGCTTCTTCAACAAGTAGGATGGCCGATGGCTTTAAATTTAGACCCCACACAGAATCCGTGGTTGCAGTTCCTTGAGGACCAGCCTAAGTCTGCGTTCCTAGGAGCAGCAGACCGGTTCCTTGGTGGAGCGGGTAATACGAACCAGAACCGGCAGAGCTTGGATCAGGTCTTTCAACAGACCATGAGCGACTTCCAACAAGAGCTTGGGCGACGCTCGTTGAACAACGAGAACCCCAACTTACTGTTC